CACGCACCGCACTGGCACGTATGCTGGCGCGCAGGTCTGGCGGTACGTTGCGCCAGGCGAGGCGGAACTGGGCGCGGTGGTGACTGGAAATGCGGTTCATGCGGGCGGGTTAATCTGGGTCAAGCGCGCTGTCAGCACTTGCTGGTTGCTCGGTTTGGTCGGTGTCGGGGTCGTCCAGGTCGGTCAGACTGGCTGATACGGCAATGTCGCAAGCCTTTGATACCGTGAGTTGGATGCGCCGCACGTCGTCAGGCGTGAGTGCCGGGCACAGCTTGTGAATTTCACCTGGCAGCGGCTCCAGCAGGCCGGCCACCGACCGGCCAATGTGCGCGCACACCAGCTCGATCAACGACACGGCGGCAAACTCGCGGCGGTCTTTGGCCAACTGAATTTCGTTACGCTCACGTGCCACTCGTGCCAACTCGGACCGCTGAAACGCCAGTTCACCATCAGCACCACGCCCGGCGGCCACCTCGCGCAACTGCGCACAGTACGCCAACAGCCACTGCCCGGCGGTTTGCTCTGCTGAAAGCACCTTGCGCGCCATCAGGTCGCTAACAGCAGGCTGGCCAATGCCTACCAGGTAACCGAATTCAGCTTGCGTCAACACGGCATCAAGCCCGGTAATCATTCATCACCCCTTAATGACGACGCCAAAACTAGCGCAATTCCGCGCTGCTTCATACCCGTATTTGGGGGTTTGCCGGGAGTACCTTTGACCGGGGGGGTAGTCATACCGCGCTCCTGAGTTTTTGTTTGATGGCGCGGTCCACTTCGATCAGGAACTCGTCGTTGATGCGCTTGATGACGCGCTCGCTGATCGGGCGGAAGTTAAACATCTGACCCACGCCGATGACTTGCACTGGCATGATGGGCAGGCGCGCCTTGCCTTCACGGATGAAGATGGTGCGACCCTTGTTGCCGATGAACGAGCCCTTGATCATCTTGCCGCCTTGGCCCTTGATGATGTTGAAGCGCAACTGGTTCTGTGTGCCATCCTTGGCGCGCTTGCGGCCTTGGGCTAGCGTTACCTTGCGCTCGGCGAAGTGGATCATGTTGAGTGACCTTCCGCGCTGCTTTGTGCTACCAAAGATGCTAATGGATGCCTGCAGTTGCCCGCCTTGTTTGGCGCTTGCGTTGCGCATGGTCATTGAGTTGCTGACCTCGCTGGCCTTGATCTGGTAACGCTGGGTGATGGCACGGGTAACCTCGGTCTTGCCCTTGGCTGCCGTCTTGTTGAGTGCCATCGCCATGGCTTGGCTGCCAGCCAAAGTTGACAGCGACTTGATGCGTTTGACAGCTTCGTCAAGCCCTTTGAGTTGGACATTGATTTGCACAGCTACACCCCAGCCTTCAGTGCACCACGCACGCCAGCCATCAAGCCAAGATCGGGCAGTTGCGCGTGATACCAACGCAGCGCCTCGCGGGCGTAGTCTTCATCAACCTGTTTCATTCTCATGATGTGTTTTATCAACTTTTCACGTTCAATTTGCGCTACTTTGTTTGCAGCTTGCGGCGCAGGCGCAGTGGTGGCTAATGACATAAATCCTTTGCAACTAATACATTTCACCCGAAAGCCCCCCCTACCCCAATGACGATTGGAGCGGGTAGGTTTTCGGCTTTTCACCCCCTTGCGGGATTGCGATGCCAACGCCGTTGTTCCCCTCGTTGGCCCCCGGGCTTCGCAATTCAGCCAGCCCATCAACTCACATGCGGATCTGCCCCGGTGCCTTGCGGCGTGGTCGATTAACCCTTTCCTTGTCAGCCACCGGGCTTTGTGCATTGCTATCGGGGACAGTCCGGCCCGGTTTGATTGACGGGCGCAATGCTTGCTCATGACTGGTAAAACTCCTCATCCTCACGCAACGCGCGCAGCCAGCGGCCTATGGATTGAGATGTTTTAAAGGTGCCGTCTTGCTGGTGCAGATCGTTGATGTCGCACCCAACACCGGGCGGCATGAAGTACGGCAGGTGTGTGGCCTGGGCGGCTATTGCGCCGGTGTGGCTGGCATCGTTGTCGGCCACCACATAGCCGCTGTAGGCCATGCGTTTGAGGTTCCCGGCGCTGAAGGTGATGTGGATGCGGTAACTCAGTTTGAGTGCGTGCAGGCAGACCTGCAGACTCAGGCCGCTGGCATAACCCTCAACCCACCAGTCGGTGGCATCTGGCCGGCCTGAGTCAATGCAGTACTCTGCCTTGCTGGTGATCTGGCCTAACAAGTATTTTTTGCTACCAGTGCGGTCAATCAACTGCACCCCCACCAGCGCGCGCCCCACATGCATGGGGATGCACAGCAGGTTGACGTCTTCAGCCTGCCACCACACCAGGCCAACACGCTCAGGAAAACCCTTTGAATTGAGATAGGCGTGCTGTTGCGTACGGCACTGACTAAGTATCCACTGGGCCTTGTCTGATGCAGCGCGCGCCATCCTGATGCGTTCCTGCCCCTCTTTGGTCTGACGCTCTGCGGCAGCCTGGCGGTGCGCCTCGCGCTGCTGGGGTGTGGGGGCTTGGTAACCCTGATCACGCCAGCCGTTTTGCCGCGCCTCGTGGTACAGGCTGGCAATGGAGATGCCAGTGCCACGGAACGACTTCCAGACCGCGCGCGCATCGGTCTCACGGAATGAATCCGCCTGGCGGCTCCAGTCCATCCACACATCGCGCGCGGCGTCGCCAAACTCATTGTGCAGCGCCATACCCATGGCCACCCACAGGTCGCGCTCGACCGGGCTGATGAACTGCAGCGCTTGTTCGGCCCGATTCATGCGACTGCCTTCTTACGTTTGGCATAGGCAATGTTTCGGCTCTTAATCCAGCCACGCACAGCCTCCCCTGGGTCTTGCGGCACTGGCTTGGCCATCGACGGGCCAACGCCAAACTTTTCCCGGTACTGGTAATAGGCCCAACCTTCGCTGTAATCCCTGTTGATGGCATGCCCCAGCAACTGCGCGTAAAAATCAGATTTGAACTCTGCGGTGTACTTTTCCTTGCGCTGGGCAGCGCTCAACTCTGACATTTCTCCCGCCACCGTGATCACGTCATTGCGCCTCACGCGCACATGGCCGCAGTGAAAACACACATCAGACGAATGGTCCCAAAGATGGCCGCACACCAGGCACTTTGCTTCCTCTTTTTCTTTGTCTGTTGGCTCGGGCTTGGTCTTTTCAGCGCCATCATCCAGGGCGGCCACGCCATTGGCGCACAGCGCATCCCATTGGTCACGAAAGCGCAAAAAGTTACCACTGTGGTCAAGCCAGATGGCGGTTTCTTTGCTTTCGTGCGGCCGCATGATGCGCCCGAGCTGCTGCACATGCGCGCTGAACGACTTGCTGAACGGGCGCGCGCTGATACCCACACACACATCAGCCACGTCAAACCCCTTGGTCAGCAAATCAGTGGCAATCAGGCCATCAATATCGGTGTCTGGTTTGGCAAACTCTTCCAGCACCTGGCGCTTGTATTCGTCATCATCGCGGTAGCTCACGCTGACAAAATTAAACCCGGCATCAGCAAACTTTTTAGCCAGGTCATTGCCGTGCGCCACGCCAGCGCAAAACACGATCGTCTTCTTTGGGCCGCCAAACACCTCGTTGGTTTTATTGACCCACTCGGTCACGATGTCGCCGGTGATCTTGATGCCGCGCGCGCTGGACTCTTTATCAGACCATTCGCCAGCCACCTTTTTTGCGCCCGTCATGTCAATCTGTTTGGCCACAAACACGCGTGGCGCAATCAAGTAACCGCTGGCCACCAGCTCGTTGACGGTCGTTGCCGACACCACGTTGCTGTAAGTGGCCCCAAGCCCCCGCGTAAACGGGCTGCCTGACAGGCCCACCACCTTGACGGTTGGATTGTTTTTGACAAACTCGGTCACCGATGCGCGCAGTGTGTGCGCCTCATCGACCACCAGCAGATCAACGGCAGGGAAAGTGCCGCGCGCCTCAAGCGTTTGCACCATGCACACCTGAATCGGCAACTCAGGCCGCCAGCGGATTGAATCGGGCTGAATGATGCCGTGGTCAATGTCGTATTTTTGCAGCCGGGCCGAGGTTTGGTGGCACAGCAACTTCAAGTCAATCAGCATGGCCGAGCGTTTGTGCTTTTTGGCTGACCCGTCCATCATTGACACGGCAATCTCGGTCTTGCCAGCGCCGCAGGGAGCATAAAGAATTTGTGCCTGGTGGCCAGCCGCAAACCCCTCGCGCAATTGCTGCAAGGTGGTGACTTGATGCGGGCGAAGGCAAAGCTGTTGGTGCGACATGATCAAACCCTCGGGGTGTTGGTAAGCTTTTCAATCTCTTTGCGCTGGCGAATCACTTGTTTTTTGAGTTCTGCGTTTTCGTTTTGCAGCGTGTTACGGGCAATTTCAGAAGCCCGCAAAGTGGCGGACAGCTTTTTGATCTCGGCGTGCAGATCGGCCAGCATGGCCCGGCCCTGCTCTTTTTCGGCCTCATTGGTGCTGCCCATGCAGGCCACGGCCAATTGGTCTTGCAACTCTTTGATTTGGTCTTGCGCCGCATCCAGCTCGCTGTAATCATCCTCGGGAGGTGGTGTGGTCTCGGTGGTGGGTGTGGCCTGCACCAGCACTGGTTTGGGTGCTGGTGGCGCGATGGTTTCGGCGGCTTTTTTGAGTGACATCGTGCCGGTCTTGACGGCTTGCTTGATGGCATCA